GCAGCAGCATCAACGGCAGCAGCTCAAGCAGCAGCAGCAGGATCTACAAACTTTGCAGCTACACAAGGAATACCTGGTGTTGATATGCCGTTTGGTGGAATTAATCCATTACAAGCTTTTGCTAATCAGACACCTGGACAAGCAGCAGGATTTGCTTTAGGTTCGGGAATGTTACCTGGATTTGCTAATCAAAACTTAGCAGCAGCTTACAGAAATATATACCCTGGATTAGCTAATGCATATAATCTTGCATTACAAACAGGAAGATTAACAGCCCCTGTTATAGGACAAGGAATAGCAGGTACTGATATTCAAGCACCTGGAGTTGGCTTTGCTCAATTTACACAAGGTGGAGGTGGCAATATTGCTCAAGGATTACAACAAGACTTGCAAAGTATACAAAATGTAAAAGCTAAAGTAAAAGCAGCAAATGGAACAACAACAGGATTAACTCAACAAGAGTTGGTACTTTATCAGCAAATTATATCAGACCCTGAAACAGAATATAAAATAAGAGATAGTTTAATAAGATTAACTTCACCTAATGCTGCAACAGAATATGCAAGAAGAACGATGTTAAACAGAGCATACTCTATGGGAGAATTACAGGCACCTGGGCAATTAGCCATGACACCTGGAGGATTTGGAAACTTAGGAGCTGCACAAGCATCTCAATATGTTCCTCCCACAGGAGCTTTCACACCAACAGCACCTGCAGGAC